CCCCTAAAATGGATATTATCGCTGAACTTGTCAAACTTACTGATAGGAATAGGAATTTGTCCAAACGTCAATGCACTATCTAGCCAAGCACGAAAAACAGGTTCACAGAAATGCTGAATGATAAATGACTGCAACGTTTTATAATGATCACGTTCTTCAATCGTACCTTGACGGATAGAAGAATAAGAAACACCCTTCAGATCGTTTGATAGACTTGTATAACTAACATTCAAACCGGACGCGATACCGCGTAAAACTGCTTCTTCAAATGCTGCAAATGCAGATGTAGGATGTGCCGGATCAATCATCTTAAAGTCATGGCCACTTGGCAACTGATAGACAGAAGCCGGAGCCATATCAATCACTGGAACTTCATCCTCAGTCTGATCATCACCAATAAATTCATCACCGTCCGGAGTTGTTATAATACCGAACTTTGCGGCTGCCGCTCTAGCCGCAATCAATTCAGCTTCACGATATCCATGCAACATCTTGAGTGAAGCAATCGCCGGAGCCATAAACGGTTCGCCACGGCTTTGATGTGTTCTCTGTGGTATGAATAAATGCAGCATTTCCCTTGCCGGAACTCTAATATGCTTTCTTTCGACTTTCGTACTGAAGTTTAAGCTGTCATTTGGATGTGCAGTAAGCACATAATACGCAACCGGCTTGTGAAACTCGTCTATTTCCACTCCCATTCGGATCGAGTTGCCATTATCAGCCTTGCCGTTTTTGCCTTCATCAATCAGATCGCTTTCAATGAACTGCAAAGAAAAGCCGTCACGATAACGCCGGTTCTGCACGAACTTAACAAATACTTCACCATCACGAGCCAAGGTTTCAGCCACATATCTTTGAGCATCTAGCCAAGACATTCGGCCAGTTACGTCACAATTTCCCATTCTGCCCCATGACCGGAAAGCATTCTCTAATATGGTATTTCCGGCTGCATCGAGCGATCTATCATCATTCCTTGCCCTGACCTGAACAGTGAAACCTTTCTCACCAACAACATTAGTCTTGATCAGGTTTAGGAAGCGTTTTGCATATTCGTTATTCCGCGCCAAATCACGGCTTCTGTTCCGTAATACAGGCAAACTGTTCCGAAGTTCGCTATCAGCCGAAAAGCTAGAGCCAACAAAATCAGCAAACAATCTGCCTTGATTTGCTCCGGCATATTGTCTTAACCGTCTGCGGCTTCTCCTGTTTAGCCGTTCTTCAGGCTGTTCATTTCGGAAAGATAGGAAATCAAACAAACCCATATTAGAACCTCATAACAACAGTTGATGACGTTCTGCGTCCATGCTTTACGTCAAGTTTCCGTCTGTGCGCTTTTACTTCTCGCCGATAATTATCACGCCAAGTCAATAATTCTTCTGGTGACATTTTAGTTAATGATCGTCCTGCAATACTGTAACTAGACACATCTGCATCTGCACGGTTTTCCAGTACAGCCTCGATCTTTTGCAGCATCTTTTCAGCATGAGTTCTTGGATCGACAGCGTTAACGTCCAGATCAACCGTTACATCTAACTCACCTTGATCAAGAATAAGTCTATTGTTTGAACTGGTTTCAAGCACTTCAATCTGATAATGATATAGTCCGGCTGTAAAAGCTGAAGTTGCATTACTACTAGCCGAAAACAGATAATCATCACCGCTATTACTTGCAGCAATACTAAACTCGACATTTGCACCAGTTCCAGATCGCGCCATAAAGGTCATCGAGTGTGATGTATTCGGATAATCTGTTGAGAATTGTGTTAGCTTAAATTGAACAAGATCGCCGATGACAATGGCTCTTGGTACTTCTTTGGGTGCATTATCAGCGTCAAATAAATTTGCCATATTGCTAATATCCTGTTACAAAATTATTTGGACGCGGTTTAAATGTGCGCCTCTTGGGAACTGCTTGACTTGATTTTACCTTATTTTTGCCCTGTTTTGCAAGGTGTTCAATGTTTAATCCCATTAATTCAAGTGCAGCCATCGCATAAACCCTGCAATCTAAGGCTTCGTTACGTTGTCTGATCTTTACCCATTCCCTTTTTGGACGGCCTTTATAATACTTTGTCACCTTCTTTTCTGATGTCAGCATCCGGAAATATTCTTCATTGTGAGTGAATGGAAAGTGACAGTATCCGGCTCCTTCTTCTGTGATTTTCAGTCTGGCAAAAATCAGTTCCTTGGCCGTATCCGTTCCGACAGGAAATAAATTAATCTTACCAATATTATTTCTGCTTGGCTTTCCGGCAATCGGCTTGCCCTCGCCACCAATACCCTTGATAGCAAACACACGCTTTCCGGCTCTTTGCCGTGCATAATTATAAACCTGTTGAGTGTAGTGACCGCCACTATCAACACAAGTTGATCTAATTATCATTTCGCCCCTGATTGGATGCACAAATGTCTGATTTAAGACTTCATCCAATCTTTGCCATAATTCTGCACTTGATGGATCGCCATATATTTCATCGTACTGAATTGACCAAGTTTCGTGACCGCTTCCAGTTCCTAATATCTCAAACGCAATTCGATCATCCTGAATGTCAACACCGGCTGTCAGTACAACTACACCTTCCGGAACATCATCCGGCCAATCTTCACGCCGTTCGAATAAATCATATTCGTCTATTCTTTCGCCTTGTTCTTCGAAGGTTTCACCTAAAGTTGTATTTATCCAGGTTCGCAATCGCATCGGATCACGCTTTGACGCCAAGAAATCACGAACAATGTCCTCTAGTGGTGTCCAAGGTGAATAAAGTGCCGAAAGATGAAAACCGGCAGTCTTGCCATCACCTTCAGCCGTTTTGCGCCATTCGCCATATCTAACAGCTTGAAAACGCTTTGCATCATTCCAAACCGATCCGCAACAATCGCAAATATATTCGGAAGTTTGCGGCTTGCTGTCCGTCCATTGTACGTTGCTCCACTTGAGTTCTTGATGTTCACCACAATCAGGACACGGCACGAAGTATTTGCGTTGATCACTTTCTGCATAAGCATCTTCTATTCGTGATGCACCTTTTTCCGTTGGAGTGCTAACAAGGATGATCTTTCTATTCCAGAATGTTGCAGATCGCTTTCGAGCCAATGCAACCGGATCACCTTCAGTTCCGGCAGATATTGGATAGCGATCAACCTCATCACATAATATTATTCGGCATGGCCTCGATGCAAGTGATGACGGAGAGTTTGCGCCGCAAGCTGTAACGTGACCACCGGCAAACACTTTATGCAAAGTTGTGTTTCCGCTGTCTCTTGATCTTGGATCGCCAATCTTCTCAGACAAAACTGGGGTATCTCTTATCGCCGGCGCTAATCTATCCTTTGACCAAGTTTGTGCCATTTCCAATGTTGGCTGCACAACTAACATTGGCGCAGGGTCTTGATGTATATGAAAGCCGACAACATTATTGATCAGTTCTGTTTTGCCGATCTGTGCAGCCGTCATTAATACAACATTCTCAATATCTGGATCGCTGATAGCATCCATCATGCCGCGTTGATATTCAGCCCGACTAGTTGACCACTTTCCGGCTTCGGCTGAACTTTCTGACGATAGTTCACGATATTGATCAGCCCACTTACTGACCGTCAACTTTGGAGGCGGCTTTAATGCCGTCCTGATGGCTTCCTCTAAGCGTCTTTTAAGTTTCCGCTCTTGCCGTCTCTTTATTGTATCCGACCAATTCATCTAATGCTTCAATTATTGCTTCTTCTATTATTTCTCTAACTTCTTTTACGGTTGCCGCTGCATGAGCTTCGGCTGCCACCTTAGTCGGAGCCGCCAAAAGTTTATTCCTCGCCTTGGTCAACTGTTGTTCAAACTGTCTTGCCACTTTTTCTATATACACCAAATCACCGCGCTCGACAGCATTCTCCATTTCCTTGGCATCAGCCTGTTCTTTGGCTAGTCGCGCTCTTTCTGCACCAAGTTCCAGATTATTGTTATTGTTTCCGGCAAGATTGCGAATATGCTTTAGATACTGCAACCGAACTTCATCTATGTCATATTTACCTCGATCTTGCTTATCTAAAACGCTTTGTCTCACCATAGTTTGAAGCACTTTTGCGTTCACTCCAAGATGATCAGCGCAAGCCTCTAAGCTAGCCATTATAAATCCCCTTCATTCTCCCGACCCTTAATATAATTTCTGTCGCTAGAAAACTTTTGCAGTCCGAATTACC